GCCTTGTTGGAAAGCCAGAATTGACTCTGGTGCAGGCTGCGTAGCTTTGTTATTAAAAGCTGCCTTCTTATAACATATTGATCTAATTAAATGAAATTAAATGATATTAGCTGTTGACACTTGTGTTCTAAGATGATATAATAGCCTTATAAACAAATAAAGGTAAGGAATCAAAATGCGGTTAATAATCAAAGATATCATGAAGGTTGCAAAGGTTGATGAAGCTCAAGCTGAGAAGATTGAATATCAGATGGAATGCAATGGCGTTAACTTCTCTGATTGTTCTACTAGAATGTTCAATCGCTCAGTAAAAGAAGCTATTGAAGATATGGCAGCGTAAAATAATTTGATTAAATGCAAAATAACTGTTGACAACCTCTTACAGTTAAGTTATAATAGTCTTATCAACAATCAAGGAATACAATATGAAAAGTGCTTATGATGCTACTCCAAATGAACTTATCGTTGCAAACATTGGTCGCAAGCTAATGGACATTTCAGTTAACACTCCTATGAAAGGTTTGGATGCTGAAGGTATTGCTCGTACAAATCGTATGAGTACATTTGGCGATACTCTTACTCGTTTTGGCGCTCCTTGGGGTCCAAAGAATCTTGCTGAAGTACTAAAGACTTCTGGCATTGGTAAGAAAGAAGCTGAAGAATTTATGAAACTTGGTTACACTCAATAAAGGAAGCTTATAATGGTTATGATCAAAGAGTTGGTTTTAGAAATTCGTGAAATGTTGGAAGAAGGTTATCCTGCATTGGCAATTGCCGCAACCCTTGATGTTCCTTCGGAAGTTGTTTGGGATGTTAAAGATCAGTATATGATCTCATAACTTTTTGCTTTAATTGAAATTAACTATTGACATTCGTTTTGATATGATCTATAGTAGCTATATACAGTAAACCAAAGGAAACTATATTATGACACGTACTTCAACATCGTACTACTGCACTGTAAAAATGACTAACGGTAAAGTTGCTCCGGAAGATCAAGCTACTCTAGATGGTATTAAAATGGTTGTTAAACTTGGCAACGAAGCTTTTGGCGAATTTGAACCAAAGAAATATGTAAAGCTTCAAGCTCGCGGCCCTCGTCTTGGCAATCGCCGATACAATCAATCCCTACCTCTTAAGTATGCTGTTACTGCTGATGTCTACGTTTACAACCGTTAATAAGGATATATCAAATGATTAGAGAAGGAGAAGTTTGATGGATATGGATATACTTAACAGGTTGCATACGATGCACGTAGTCACTTCTAAGGACGCAGCAGTAAAGCTGATTGATACTACTAAGACAAAGAAAGTTGTTCTTAACCGTCTTTTATACGATATCTCTGTTGCGCCTAGTGCTGCTGAAGTGTCTCGTATCATGTGGCAAGTCTATATGTCTGGCAGTGGTTATGGTACCATTGGATCTACTTGGAAGAAACATTATGCAGATGCATAGAAGAGAATCATATATAGCTAACATCATTGACAACCACGAGTATGTTGTTGATAGTTGGTTATTTGATGCACTCGAAGCTGAGTTTGCTAAGGGTACATATTCTAGTAGAGAAAATTGTGATGCATTAGCATTAGAACTTACTCTCAAGCGTAATGGTAAAATTCGTACCTTACCAGCAGTCGATGGTGAATCTTATCAGTGGCGGCATGATTGGGCTGAAGACTGGGGACGTTTTTCTTCTGAAACGCCAATGTATTTGATTGATCTTAAGCGTAGGCCTGCTAAATACAATAACTACGTATTGTCTGGTACTGATAAAATGATCAAATCATATAACATGAATCAGCTAACGCATATAGTTGGCTTTGTACAAAATATTGAGCACGACTATAAACTAGGCGATGTCTTAAAATTTAAATACGAAGGCCTGCTGCCAATCAAACAAGCTGTTAAGCAGTCTAACCGCAAGACATCTAGTTACAGTCTTTTGTCAAAAAGTTGTTTACAAACGTCAGAAATTAGTGTATAATAGCTTATATAAATTTGTTATGGAGAAAATATGAAACATGATAATGGCAAGCCGCCAATCAATCTAGTTCCATCAGAAGCTATTATAGCAGCTGCTAATGTGTTTGCATTTGGTGCAAGTAAGTATGGTGAAAACAACTGGCGACAAGATCTTAATGATTTTCCAATGTCACGCCATTATGCTTCTATTATGCGTCACATGCTAGCTTGGAATTCTGGCGAAGATATTGATCCAGAAAGCGGGCTATCTCATTTGCATCACGCAATGACTCAGCTAATGATTTTGACTGTGTGCCAACAAGAAGCTACAGCTGATGTAGATGATCGCTTCCGTAGGGTAGAACCAGATGAAGATTAAAATTGAAATTCAAATCGATACTGACAACGAGAAAGATGTTGCTAAAATGAATGAACTGTACCGCCTTATTGAAAACTATGATGAACAAGATGAAGGATATGAATTCGATGATTGATGTAAACTACATTCGTGAATACTTTAAAAGTGAATTAGCCGCTGAGCGGTTTACCATTGATAAGACTGGTGCTAAAACAATTGAGATGATTGGTGCATGCTTTATTGCAGATCAACCTGCTATCTTTGGTACTCCAAGCCCAAAGTATATTGAAGCTGAATTGGCGTGGTATGAATCCATGTCTACTAACATCAAAGATATTCATGGGCCTGATAAAGCACCTCCAGCGGCTTGGCTGTACGCTGCTGATAAGCACGGTAATATCAATTCAAACTATGGTAATCTAGTTTATGCTGATAAGTATCATAATCAATATGATCGCGCATTCACTGAATTGTGGAATAACCCTGATAGTCGCCGTGCTCAAATGATTTACAATCGTCCTTCTATCTGGGTTGAATTTGATGAAGGTGGTAAGTCAGACTTCATTTGCACTAATGCACAAACATTCTATATTCGTGATAACGTGTTACACATGGTATCTCAAATGCGATCTAATGATGTAGTCTTTGGCTATAAGAATGACTATGCTTGGGCGCAGACTCTTATGGATAACTTTGTCGATGACTGGAATCAAACAGTAGAATTCTCTGATGAAATCGGTACTGATATCCGTCGTGAACCTATTGTTAAAGGTGCACTTACGTGGCAAGTAATGAATCTCCACGTATACGAGCGCCACTTTGATCTTGTTAAAGGATAATATTATGAATAATCTTCGATACGGTGATGAAAGAGATTATGATTATGATCTTTCATCTGATATGAAATGGCATAATCGTTTCATTGAAATGGCAAAAATGGTTTCTACTTGGAGCAAAGATCCTTCAAGTAGAATTGGTGCTGTAGCTATTAATGATGAACGCCGAATTCTTGCCACTGGTTATAACGGATTTCCAAAGGGTATTGCTGATACTCATGAACGCCTAAATGACCGTGATGAAAAGTATCCTCGTATTATTCATGCTGAAATGAATGCTCTTATGAATGCATTATATTCTGGTGTTAGTCTTAAAGATTCTACACTTTATGTTTATGGGCTACCAGTATGTCCTTCATGTACTAAGTGTATTATCCAAGCAGGTATTAAGCATGTAGTAATACCAGCAGTAAACACGGATAAAGGTAATTGGCAGCAGGTTTGGGAAGAACAAAGTTTGCCAATGTTTGAAGAAAGTGGTGTACAAGTTACGCTTTTGGAGTTATAATATGACATACCTAGTAACAGACAACTGTGTTAAATGTAAGCATACTGATTGTGTATCCGTTTGTCCAGTTGATTGTTTTTATGAAGGTGAGAACTTTTTAGTAATTAATCCAGACGAATGCATTGACTGTGGTATATGTGTTGCTGAATGTCCGGTAGATGCCATTGTAGCAGATGTAGATTTGGCAGAACCAGAACGGATTATATGGCTAGAAAGAAATACTAAATATAGTGAACTTTGGCCTAACATTACGGAACAGAAAGATCCATTACCAGACGCAGAAATTTGGGATGGGGTACCAGGTAAATTCGTAACATTCGTCGAAGAGTCATAAATACAAATATCAATTATATTATGAAAAAGGTGAAACATGTCTAAAAAAATTCTTGTTACTGGTATGAACAAGTTGCAATGCACGAAAGACTTCTATCTTGATCAGCAACTCCAAGTAGTTCCATCACACTATTCTCTTATTCGCTGTTTTGAAGATATGGGCTACGAGGTTGATCAGCGGCCTGTATCCCTAGGCGAGGACCTATCTGGATATGATGAGGTAGTTGTCTATATCCACAGTATTCAGGCTTTCTGTCAGTATCTGTGGGCTGGTCTGTATGCTGTAAAGGCTCGACCAGACTGTATTCTAGCTTTTGATGATTGGCAATGGCCTCAAATCTATCAGTCTGTTGAAACATATAAACAGAAAATGGAATCAAACCACGAAGCAATCTTCCGCGATTATCTAACTGAATTGTGGCAAGGTAAAGAAGATAAAGCTACTATCGTATCCTATAAAGAAGATTACATTGAAGCTTGTAAAATCATCAGCAGTCGTTCTAATCGTTTACTTGTAAGTGCTTTTGACGGTGGTGATCTATCACTATTGAATCTTGGCTGGAAAGAAGAAAACGTATATCGTTATAATCCTAATCCTTACCACTTAAACCGCACTGAAGCTAATGGCTACGGTACTGATACTATTGCTCTTGATAACTTCTTTGGTGATGATGTTACACCAGCAAAAGAAAAGAAGTGGAACTTTGCTTCTCTTGTACAAGAAAAAACCCGCAAATGGCTTAAGGCTCAACAGCCCGACGATTGGAAATGGGAAACTGTTTTTTACGGTGCTAAGCGCGGTAAGTACAAATCAGAACGTCGTACAGAACCTGAAATGGTAAAAGTATTTGGTCAGCAGTGGGGTTGCCTAATGCCTGGATATTTTCATGCTGGATCTGGCTGGTGGCGGGCACGTCCACTTCAAGTAGCTGATGTTAATTCTATTCTTATCGGTGACAAGAAAGAAATGATGGTTTATTATAATGATGAAGCAATTGCTGGACTACGCGTACAAGATATCGAAGCTATGAATGATGAACAATTAGCTGCTACCGCAAAAGCACAACGTGACGCTCTTTATGCTACACACCCACTTGATAAAAGCGTTCAACGCGCAGAATTAACGAGAGTACTTGAAGCATGAGATATTTAGTAGTAGGTGCCGGTTTTTCCGGCGCAGTTATTGCCCGCGAGCTTGCAGAAGCAGGACATACGGTAGAAGTTATTGAAGTCCGAGATCACGTGGCAGGCAATGCATATGATTATGTAAACACTGACGGCATAAGGGTACATGAATATGGTCCTCATTTATTCCATACTAATAACAAAGAAGTGTATGAATGGCTTGGTAAGTTTACGGAATGGGTACCATATCAGCACAAAGTAAAAGCTTTACTTGATGACGGTCGTTATGCTACTCTTCCAGTAAACCGTGAAACTAAAGATATGGTAGGAGAAGAAAACGTTCTTGATATTTTCTTTCGGCCGTATACTAAGAAGATGTGGGGAATGGAACTTGACGAACTAAATCCTGATATTATTAATCGTGTTCCTATTAGAAATGACGATAATGAATTGTATTTTCCAAACGACGAATATCAAGCAATGCCAAAAGATGGTTACACTGCTTTAGTAGAAAATATTCTTGACCATCCAAATATTCAAGTACAATTGGGTACAGCTTATGATCGAAGTGTAGATTGGCTTTTTGATCATATTTTTAATTCTCAGCCAATCGATCAATACTTTAATTATAAGCATGGTTACTTGCCATACAGATCGATTAAGTTCAATACTGTAACTCTGCCAATTCCTAGAGCTTTGCCAACTACAACAGTTAACTTTACTCACGACGGTCCACAAACTCGCGTAACTGAATGGAAGAATATTCCTGGCCACGGCGACAATAAATACAACACTACGCTTACCTTCGAAGAGCCATGCGATTACGTAGATAATAATTTTGAACGTTATTATCCAGTTAAAGATCGTGATGGTAAGAACCGTGAGTTGTATCAACAATATAGAAATGAACAGCCAGAGAATATGACCTTCATAGGTCGATGTGGACTATATGCTTATTTAGATATGCATCAAGCCATTAATTCAGCTCTTGCTACAGTGAGGAAATTCTTATAATGAGTAATGTTACACACGCAAGCATCGTGCCTTTGATTGGTGGTGAAACGATTGCATCACAAAAAGCTTTTGGATCAAAACCTCTACATCTTATGTCATACGAAGCATTTGCAGCTAATGACAGACACATCGTAAATTACTATAAAAACGAAGTTCCTTATTACGTACTAGACAACGATCAAGCTCCACCAGCTAATGAACGAGCTGATGTTGTTGCATCTGTATGTCCTTGTGCAGGCTTGTCTATGATGTCACACGGATACGGAGATCAAAACGAAAACAACCAATGGTTAACAACGACTGCAAAGTATATCCTTGGTGATTATAAGCCTAAAGTATTCTGGGGTGAGAACGCTCCTGGATTCGCTGGTAAAATCGGTACAACTATTCGTAATCAGATGAAAGAGATCGGTAAAGAAAACGGTTATACGATGAGTGTTTACCGCACTAAATCTTTATTGCATGGTGTTCCTCAAGTTCGCGAGCGTTCATTCTACTTCTTTTGGAAAGGAACCCAAGTTCCAATCTTTAATTATTTTGAACGTGAATATACTCCTATTGAAGAACTGATTCGTAATGTTAAATCAAATTTCCAAACCGAGTCTATTAGTAAAAAGAAGCCTTCAGATAATCCTTATTACAAATATATCCTTGAAGAGATTCATGGTGGTATTAGTCACAAAGATCACTCAGCTGCAATTGATCCTACGTCAGCTCGTGGTGTAGACGCGTTCTCTTATATTGAACGTGCTGGTCATACATATCTTCAAGTAGCAAAATGGATGGAGAACAATGGCTTCGAACGTGAAGTAGAAAAATGCCATTACAAATATGAAAAGCTTGCTAACGGCGGAAGTATCATGCGCCGTGGAGTTATTATTCCAAAGGATCGTATTGGTGCTTTCGTTGGTCACTATCCTACAATGCTTACTCATCCTGATGAAGATAGGTTTATCAACTACCGCGAAGCAATGTCCATTATGGGCCTTCCAGAAGACTTCGAGTTGGTCGGAGCGAGTCCTAAAGTTGCTAACCATATATGCCAGAACGTTCCGGTACAAACTGCCACAGATATGGCTACAGAGGTTCTGGCTGTGTTAAATAAAGAGAGAATAATGGTTGACACCGACTACGTTTTGCAGTATAATGGTACCAAGAGGATAGAATATGAAACTAAAATAGACACCTTGGAGGCCTACTTTTCATGACCACACATTTTATTATTGACTTCGAAACCATTGGTCAAAACTCGCGCGAAGTGCCTGCAATTGATTGCGCGTATACGACTTTTGACTGGGATCGTTTTACAGAGAATCCATACTCCTTTAAAGAGTTAGTGCTTGGTATGGAACAAGCTAAGTTTGATATTAAAGATCAAATGATTAATCACGGATGTAAATATAACGAACGTGATTTACAATGGTGGATGGATCAACCAAAAGAACTTCGTGGTAATCTAAAGCCATCTGCGAATGATCTTACAGCAGCACAATTTATGGAAAAGCTAATTGACTATTTGCGCACATCGGGTAAAGTCGATTACTGGTGGTCTCGGTCAAATTCGTTTGATCCTGTCATTCTAGATCGTCTAGCTCAAAATGCAAATAAGACCTCTTTGCTCGGCAGCTACCTTAAGTATTGGGCAGTACGAGATACGCGTACGTATATTGATGCTAAGTTTGATTTTAATGTATCGGGCGGAAAGAACGCGTTTATTCCTGTATCGGATGTTGCAAAGTGGGAATACAATTTTAAATTACATGATAGTAAACATGATGTTGCAGCAGATATTCTGCGGCTGCAAGCTATCGCAAGAGCAGAAGCAGATTTGGAGCAAGTAGAAATATGAAAATTGAAGTAAGTATTGACGAACTAAAAAAGCATAAGATCTTTGTAGGTACACCTATGTACGGCGCTCAATGTGCTGGTACGTATACTAAAGCATCTACAGACTTAGCTATGATGTGTGCAGCTAATGGAATTGGTATTCAGTTCTATTATCTGTTTAATGAAAGCTTGATCCAACGAGCTCGTAACTATATTGCAGATGAATTTATGCGCTCTGATTGCACCCACCTTCTGTTTATTGATGCAGACATTGGATTTAATCCTCGTGATGTTCTTGGGCTATTGGCAGTAAACCTTACTGATCCAGAAAAGTATAATGTCGTAACAGGTCTATATCCTAAGAAAACTATTGCTTGGGAAAAAGTTCAAAAAGCAGCAGCAGCTGGTAAAGCTGACGAAAATCCTTTTGAACTAGAAAACTATACCGCTGATTATGTATTTAATCCGGTAAATAAAACAACCTCTATTAATCTTGGTGAGCCTCTAGAAGTTGCTGAAGCTGGTACAGGATTTATGCTTATTGCTCGGGAAACATTCGAGAAATTCGCCACAGCATATCCAGAACTAAGCTATAAGCCAGATCATGCTCGTACTGATAATTTTGATGGTTCACGGGATGTTCATGCATACTTTGACTGTATTATTGATCCGGTAACTCGGCGCTACTTATCTGAAGATTATTTCTTCTGCAAGAAATCACGCGAAGCTGGAATGCAAATTTGGGCATGTCCTTGGATGCAACTACAGCATATTGGCACTTATATCTTTAAAGGTGATCTTGGCAAGATTGGTCAGCTTGGTGTTTCTGCAACAGCAGATCAATCAAGCAAAAAGAAAGATTATAATAAGAAAAAGAACAAATAATATGTTGACAGTGGTCAAAATCTATGATATTATTACTATAAATAAACAACAAGCACCAAGGAGTTTTACATAATGAAATTTAGTGAACGTACTATTACTATCCTCAAAAGCTTTTCGAGTATTAACAAATCTATCTTAATGAAAGAAGGTAATACTCTTAAGACCGTAACACCAGAAAAAACTCTAGTGGCAACGGCAACTATTCCAGATCAAATCCCGTCTCAGGCATGCATCTACGACTTGTCTCGTTTTTTGTCAATCTTGAGCTTGTACAAAGATCCGGATGTAGAATTTCATGATAAGTATTTCATGATTAAAGCTGGCAAGCAACGTACTAAGTATGTTTATGCCGATATTTCCATGATTCATGCTGCGCCAGAAAAAGACATTCAGTTGCCTTCTGCTGACGTTGTAGTAGATGTTTCGTGGGAAGACCTTCAGTCTGTTATTAAAGCAGCTGGTGTTCTTCAATTCCAAGAAGTTGCTTTCGTTGGTCAAGACGGTAAAATCTACCTGAAGGCTATCGACGGTGCTAACGCAAACTCAGATGATTATGGCGTTGAAATTGGAACAACATCTGACGAGTTTAAGATTATTATTAAAACCGATAATCTCAAACTATTACCCCAGAATTACACGGTTACTCTTTGCGCAAAGGGTATCTCTGAATTCAAAAGCGAAGGTGTAACATACTTCGTAGCAATTGATACTAAGTCGACTTACAAAAAAGGATAATGAAAATGAGTGAACAAAACCAAAACCAAGAGCAAGAAGCAATCCAAATTTCTCTGCAAGATCTAGCAACTGTTGTGCAAATGATTGATGCAGTTTCTCGACGCGGAGCGTATGAAGGCAACGAACTTGCTGGCGTAGGCATGCTACGTAATAAGCTAGAAGCTTTCCTTCGTCAGAATACTCCAGAAGGTGAAAATACTGAAGGACGCATGCCGGCAGACGCGCCAGCCAATGTACCGGCAGAAGCACCAATGGCTGGAAAAGTTAAAAACTAAGGCGCTACCTTAGATCAACGATGCTGGCTCTCGTTGTAAAATAAACCAGAACTTACGATGCTGGCTCTCGTTGTAAAATAAACCAGCACTTATTTCTTATATTATGATTGGTGATGATAAATGGCTATTGATGTAAAAGCAAATGAAGTATTGTGGGTAGAAAAGTACCGCCCACAGAGAATTGATGACACGATCCTCCCAGAAAAAACCAAGGCTGCTTTCAAAAAGTTTGTTGAAGATGAAAGTATTCCTAACCTATTACTTAGTGGTGGTCCAGGCGTAGGCAAAACTACAATCGCAAAAGCTATGCTTGAAGAGCTAGGCTGTGATTATATTGTCAAGAATGGTTCACTTAACGTTAATATCGATACACTTCGATATGAAATCTCTACTTATGCTTCTTCAGTGTCACTTACAGGTGGCCGCAAATATGTTATTTTCGATGAAGCAGATTATCTAAATGCAACATCAGTTCAACCTGCCTTGCGCAACTTTATTGAAGAGTACTCTTCTAACTGCGGTTTCATTTTTACATGTAACTTCAAAAATCGTATCATTGAACCACTGCGTTCTCGTTTGTCTGAAGTAGACTTTACTATTGAAACTTCGCAGCGTCCTAAGATGGCTATGAATTTCTTTAAGCGCGTATGTGCTGTTCTTGATAACGAAAGCGTTCCATACGAAAAGCCAGTTGTTGCTAAAGTAATTGAACGCCACTTCCCAGACTTTCGTCGTGTACTAACCGAGCTTCAGACATACTCTGCATCTGGTAAGATTGACGAAGGTATCTTTGTTAACCTAAAGCAAGAGTCTATGGATGAAGTGTTTAAACTGCTTAAAGCAAAGAACTTCACTGGAATGCGTAAATGGGTTGCTTCTAATAGCGATCAAGATATGAACGAGATGTTCCGCCGCATATATGATATGTCGACTGATAAAGTTCAAATGAAATCTATGCCAGGATTTGTAGTTACTCTTGCAGACTATATGTACAAAGCAAATTTTGTGGCTGATCTTGAAGTTAACATGGTTGCGTTCTTAACAGAAGTTATGTTAGAAGCAGAATACCAATAATGAGGGTGCGCAATGACTAACGAATGGGCTAATAAACGCGTTAATATTTCTAATATCAAGTACAATAATGACTTTAGTTCGCAATCTAAATCTTCTGGAACTATTATTACAAATAGTGATCTTCTTTTGCAAAACGCAGATTACAAAAAAGTAAAAGATGTAATTGAAAGACTAATCGTATCTGGTATTAGTAGAATGGGTGAAGGCTATTGCATTAGTGTTAGCGATATCGCTTTCAATATGCTTAATCAAGCTGGAATTAAATGCCATCTTATGGAAGTTCAACTTAGTGCTGTCGATCATATTGATAACAAGACATATATGGTTGGATTTCAAACCTCATATCAGCAAGGCAGCCATCTTAATGTTGATACTCATGTTGTCGTAGTAACAGACACTGAAATTCCTATGATTGTAGATTTATCAATTGCTCATAGGCTTCCACAAGGCTTTCAGTGTATTATTGATAAAGCTATCAATGAGGGTGATAAAGTAGTATGCAAAGTAGAATTACTTGGCTGGACATATATCTATCAAGAAAAGAAAACGGGCATAGGTGTTCCAATGCTGCACCAAATTAGTATTCTAGAAAGAATCAACACAGATAGACAGATTTTTGATAGTATTAAATCCTTGAAAGCTCTTAACTATGTTGGTATTGTACTGAGTATCTTCGCCTTTGGGAACGTGGTTGCTAAACTTCTAATTGACTGGTATAACTAATGGGCCAGTGGATAGATAGACTTATTAGATCTAAAACTGTAGAATGCGCTTTTTGCAATAAAAAGGTTGACAAGAAGACTAGTTTTAGTGTAAAATTAAATACAGCTGAAGGCCTTCATGAAATCAAAGCTTGCCCTGAATGTGCCGATGATGTTAACAATGTACTAAAAGCTATTGAGGATGTTAAAAATGACTCTTCCTTATGAACGTAGATGGGCGGTAAATAACACACGGCAATTCTTAATAGATTTGCTAAATCCTAAGAAAACGCCAAGGGTTCCATCGGATATACGTAAAGAAGCATATAGATGCTTAAAGCATTATCCCGGCGATTATTATATGGACAAGGCTGCTGAGCAAGCACCAGATATATTTGGAGAGTGGAAGAATGAGTAAAGAATATAGCCCGTTTGATTACATGAATGCAGTCTCCTTTTCAAAAGAAGATCTCATCGGCTCAAGTGATCACCCAGAAATTGCAGAAAAAGATTATAGTCCTTACATGGTAAATCGCGGATTTGCTAACTTTGAAGATACTATTTTACATGCTAACGAATTAAACCAGCGACATCATCTATTTCATAGGGCGCAGTTTGATTATTATCGTGGGTCATTGCGTAAACGTAAACGCTTTTCTAAATGGCCAAAGGCTGATAAAAGTGTAGATCTTGATGCCATACAGCAGGTGTATTCTTGCAATCGTACAGTTGCAAAGTTATATTTCAAAGCGTTAACAGCAGACAACCTTGAAGTTATTCGCGCCAAAATGAATACTGGCGGAGTTTCTAAATAGAATAAATATATTGGATGGTCATGGTGAGCATCGTGATAATAAACAATATATAAAAATAAAAGGTGCTGTACGTTATGGAAAATGAAGACATTTTCAAAGGTGTCGGTATAGAAATTTCGCTTCCTACTCCAGATAGTTTTTTAAAAATTAAAGAAACTCTCACCAGAATTGGCATATCTTCTCGTAAAGAAAAGAAATTATATCAAACATGTCATATTCTGCATAAGCAAGGACGTTATGCAATTCTACATTTCAAAGAGTTGTTTATACTTGATGGCAAGAAAAACACATTTACAGAAGAAGACTTAGCAAGGCGCAATACTATTGTTAATCTTTTAGAAGAATGGGAACTAGTTTCTATTGTTAATAAAGATAATATAGAAGGTTTAGTAGCTCCTATAAATCAAATTAAGATTTTATCTCACAAAGAAAAATCGAACTGGACTCTAGAGGCCAAATACAATATTGGGAAAAAGTGATTATGAACGTATTTAAAGTGAATGAAAAAGCAGAGCTACCAGATTATGCAACAGAAGGTTCAGCCTGCTTTGATATTAAAGCATGTATTAGTAATGGGCAAAAATTAAGATCGTTCAACGCTTTTAACAAAGAAATGTCTGTTGTCGTAAAAGGCGTAGGCGGAAATCCAGACGCATTTCAACTACCTCCCGGAATACGAGTTCTTGTACCAACAGGTCTTATCTTTGATATTCCTAAAGGTCACGTAATGAAGATGTATATTCGTTCTAGTCAAGCTTTGAAAAAAGGTTTGATTATGGCTAATGGAGTTGGTATAATTGATTCAGATTATGTAGAAGAATCTTTTATGATGCTAGAGAATGTTTCAGATAGTATGGCACTTGTCGCCAATGGCGAAAGAATTGCTCAATGTTTAATTGAGAAAACTACCCATATGAAAATTTCTGAAGTAACAGAAAAACCAGGACAAAAAACTGATCGCGAAGGCGGGTTCGGCAGTACTGGTTGAATATAAATAATGGTGTGGGGATGCTTCGGGTTCCTACACCACTTAACCGCCGGTTTAACAACGGCACAATATAATCTTGCTTAACAGGAGATAGCAAAATGACTAACACTACCACTCGTAGATTCAACGCAGATCTACTCAATGACCCGTACTTTATTGGTTTTGAAAATCTTATTAATAAGATGACTCAACCAGCTGGCGGTCAAACAAATTATCCCCCATACAACATCATTAAAAAAGCAGATGATGAATTTGAGTTACAACTTGCAATAGCAGGTTTCTCTTTTGATGATCTTAATGTAGAAATTAAAGACGGGGTATTATCCATAACTGGTGAAAAGACTGGCAATGATGAACATGATTACCTTCATAAAGGAATCTCGTCTCGCTCGTTTATTCGTACTTTTACTCTATCAGATACTATTATTGTAAAAGGAGCAGATCTCAAAGATGGCATTCTAAGCATCGAACTTGAGAATGTAATTCCGGAAGAAAAGAAACCCCGAAAGATCGATATTGGTCGAAGTAAGGAATTTCTTAAAGGATAAGATAAAGGGAGCTTAATTGCTCCCTTTTTTTATGCGATCGACCCAGTTAAGCCGTATGGAAGAAGTGAAGGTCCACCATTACCTCCGCCACCGTTAAAGCTTACTTGTTTAACACTTGATCCACCATTATTAATTGTTACTGGCGAAGGAGCAATTGTCTGAGCATTAATAACCGTAGTTCCACCACTTACTGCACTACTAGAAAGAGTACCTAATCTCTTTGATAGTGAGCCAGGTGCATAATCAATGTTTAAATAATCCTCAAGCGATTTAATTTCTTGTTGTATATCTGAAGGCGGCTGTGTGCCGTTTATTTCAGCTTCTATTAATGCATCAAGCACACGCGCATCTCTTTTTAAGACGTAATTCTTTCTCTCGGCCCGCATTTCATTACGACTTCCGCGACCACCGCTTGGTGTTATCTGAGTCATTGGTGTACCGTCTTGATTGTG